GCTGCAAATGCGAGCATTGACTTACAAGACGAGACGATAAAAAATATTGACCGCAATGCCAAACGTCAGATAGCACTTGCACGGCAGAATGGTCAGGATGCGAATCAAGTAGTAATAGATTCAGAAAATCAAAAATTAGCAACGTATCAAAAAACCATTGACGAAATAAATAAACTCAATGGCACACTAACTGAAGACCAGTTAAAAGCAAGGCAAGCAGCGAGTGACGCAATCTTTGACATTGAAACTGCACGGATTGAACGTCAAGCGGATATCAATGAAAAGGATGTAAAGGACAAAGAAGCACGTGAACAAAAGGCAGCGGATGAAGCGCAAAAGCGAGCTGAAGATGCAGCAAAAAAAGCGGAGGAACGCAGGCAAAAAGAAATAGAGCAACGTCAGTTTGAAGCGCAATTTATTGCTGATTTGTATGCTGAACAAGATGCCGAAATTGAAGCAAATAATAAAGCACTTGCCGACCGTCTTGCTGCGATATGGAAGAACGCAAATGATTTAAGCCGTGCTGCACAAATAGCTCAAGGCGATGAAATTGAAGCGATACAGTTAGAGATTGAGCAACGTCTGGATGAACAAGGAAAATCTGCGCAGGAACTTGAATTACAAAGGTCACGCGACAAATACTTTGAACAAAAAACACTACTTGAACAAGCAGGTCAAGACACAACCGCACTCACCGAACTTTACGAATCAGAGCAAAATGCAATCAAACAAAAATACGCAAAGGAAGAAGAAGCAAGGCAGAAAGAACTTAATAGAAAAAAAGTTCAACTTGCAGGTGATGCCTTTGGCGCATTGTCTGCTTTAGATGCCGCCTTTAGTGCCAACAATAAGAAAGGCGCACGTGCTGCATTCAATCGTAATAAAGCGTATGGTATTGCGCAGGCAAGCATTCAAACTGGGTTAGCCGTCACGGCTGCATTGACCGCAGGAGGTAATGCGATTAAACTTGCAAGTGGTATTCAATTTGTTGAAGCAGGAATAGCAGCTGCAACCGGTATTGCACAAATAGCAAAAATCGCATCTACAAAATTCAGCGAGTCCGGTGATTCAGGTGGCGGTGGTGGGGGCGGTGTTCCTTCAGTTGGCGCAGGCGGTGGAGGTAATGTGGGGACAGTTCCCACATTCAATGCCATGAATTTAGGTTTTATGCAGAACCGCCCGGAACAAACACCGAAAGCGTATGTACTTGCGCAAGACGTTAGTAGTGCCGTTGAAGCACGCGATAAAGTCAGAGATTTAGCACGAATAAATTAAAATAAAATGGATAAAAAAAGAATAGTTAAATGTGTGATTGACGAGAACGGTAAACTCGGAATCACGGCAATGGGACTTGTTGACGTTCCTGCCATCGAAGAAAATTGGGTTGCACTCTCAAGCGAGAAAGTAAAGTTATCAAGCGTGGACAAAGAGCGCAGGATGCTATACGGTGCTGCACTCATACCCGAAAAGTTGATTCTTCGGATTGACCAAAACAATGAAGAATACTACATGAAGTTCGAAAAGGAAACAATCGAAACACTTGCACACAACTTCTACAAAAAGAACCTACACCATACCACGAACCTTCAGCATCAATATCCAGTGAGCGGAGTCACTATTGTGGAATCATGGCTCAAGGAAGGTGATAGTGACAAAAGCATTGCACTCGGATTGAGTGATTTGCCTGATGGTACATGGTTTATCGGTGCAAAGGTTGACGATGACAACGTATGGGAAGAAGTGAAGTCAGGTGCTATTCGTGGATTTAGCATTGAGGGGATGTTCACCGAACAAGTTGTGGAAATGAATCATGTGAGTGTTGAATCGTTACTGATAAAAGAGATAGAGCGAGTTCTCGCTACCATATAAATTCGCACCGCTTTTTGTTATAAATTGTTTGTTGTTAATTGGTTACAAGGAAACCCTCACAACGGTGGGGGTTTTTTCATTTTCAACTTTTTTTCAACCGCAGTGGGCAAAATCAAAGTTCTTCCGTTATACCCAAAAGAACTTATACAAATGAAATTGAAAGATCAATTACTGGGCATCTTCCAAAAGTTTGGAATTGACCCGAATGCGCACGGTGTGAAGTTCGAATCAGAGGTGAAACTTGAAGCCGAAGCACGTCTCGCAGATGGCAACATGATTTACACAAGTGCCGATGTATTCGGTGTTGGTTCGGATTGCTACATGAAGGACGCGGATGGTAACGTGTTTCCGGTTGGAGCTGGTGAATATCCGCTCGAAGATGGAAAGATTCTCACTGTTGGTGAGGATGGCAAAATTACTGAAGTAGAGGAGATGGAAGTTGAAAGTGAAATGAGCAGCGATGACATCATTGCTACAATCAATTCGCTATCACAAAAAATCTCTGACCTTCAGAGCGCACTCGATTCAAAGAACGCTGAACTTTCTGCGGTGAGCGAAGAGCTTGCAACGGCAAAGACTGAAGCCACAGTAAGTGCAACTGAACTTGCTGCACTTAAGAAAGCTCCAGCTGCTCCATCGGTAAAAGAAAAGAAAGCAACCTTGTCTGCTTCTGCTCCTGCGAAAGCATGGGGACAAATGACATACGAGGAGCGCATCATGTCACAAATTCAAAACATTAAAAAATAATACTATAAAATAAAATGCCTACAACAACTTCTTTAACAACTACCTACTCCGGAAAGGAGGCGGGTGGTTACATTCGTGCCGCCTTCATGGCTAACGAAACTTTGCAGGGAATCACTGTAAAAGAAAACATCGAATACAAGCAAGTAGTTCGCAAACTGGTTAACGCTGTGACGTTTGCAAATGCAACTTGTGATTTCGACCCAACATCAACCGTTACTTTGACCGAGCGTATTTTGACACTCGAGAAGTTCCAGATTCACAGACAACTTTGCAAGAAAGATTTCCTTGCTGATTGGGAAGCAAGAAGCGAGCAAAACGGTGAGCTTCATCAGTCACTTGTTGATGCGCTTATCGGAAACATTCTTGCTGGTGCTGCTGCTAACAACGAAACATTGATTTGGACTGGTGTTAACGCAACAGCTGGTGAGTACGATGGATTTGGTACTTTGTTCGCAGCGGATGGAACTGTTATCAATGTGTCTACACCTGTTGCTATTGATGCAACAAACGTTGATGACGAAATCAACCGTCTCATACTTGCTGCACCTTACGCAGTAAAGAGCGCAGTTGAGAAGCCAACTATCTACATTGCTTCAAACGTTTGGGAATCACTTATGATGAATCAAGCTGCTGCTGGTAATGGATGGTATGCTTACGCTGGTCCTGAAGTTCCGAAGTTATTCCTCGGTTACAAAATTCACGTTTGTCCCGGTATGCCTACAAGTCACATGGTAATGGCACAAGCTTCAAACCTTTGGTTCGGCACAAATACCTTGAATCAGTGGAATGAAGTGAAAGTTCTTGACATGAGTGATTTGGACGCATCAGACAATGTTCGTTTCAAGGCAAGTTTCTTTGCTGGTGTTCAGTACGGTTTCGGTAACGAGATCACTACTTACGGAGCAAGCTTCTAATAATCAAAAACAATAGGGCGGTGTAATAGCCGCCCTTTAATAAAATAAAAATGAGTTGCAATTTAACCACAGGATTCACACTCGGATGCAACGATAGCATCGGGGGTATCAAGAAAATATACATTGGCGGATTCAGTCAATTAACTTACACCATTGGCGGTACTCCAGTTGAAGTTACCGCAGGAAGTGGAACGGTTTACACTTATGAGCCACTTAAAAACTCGGCTTCTGCAACTTTCAATCCGACTGTTTCTTTGGAGAATGGAACGATATTCTATACTCACAGTGTTTCATTGAGTTTGAAAAATATCAATGCGAATAAGCGTGAAGAACTCGAAGCACTTGCCAAAGCACGTGTGGGATTGTTTGTTGAATTGAATAGCGGTGAAATACTTGCTTTCGGAACAACTAACGGAATGTTTATGACCGCAGGAACTTTCCAGACCGGAGCTGCATTCGGTGACTTGCAGGGTTATCAGTTGACTTTCACAAGTGATGAGCCAGTTCAACCTTACACATTGAATGATGCAGATATGACTACAGCTGGTTACACTGTAAGTGCTACAACTGAAAATCAATAACCACAACTAAATCACATTAAAAGGGTGGGCGCACTGCCCACCTTTTTTTATATATGGTCTATCTTAACACAAATACTGCGAATCAAACCTTGCGACTTTCACTTGATGAAGCAAGGCAATACTATTCAACTGCGTTCACTGATTATTTGTTAATCATTTCGCATGAGGAAAATAGTAATGTGGGCAATACTATC